TCATTGGCCACCATATTAAGATAGAAAGCATTATAATGTGTATTATAGGCTAATAAGTTTATTAAAACATTAATACCAGCACCTTCAAAATCGTAATCTTGAAATTCGGATTGCCCACTTAGGAATGTTTTTAAGTTCTTTTTAATGTCATCAAAATCAAGTGTTGTGACATTAATCTTTTTATTTGAAGTTGCCATTTATCGTGTTCTCTGTAGCGTTAAATCTAGCGTGATTGGAGCAGTCGTATTTAATATTGTAAATTCAATAGTAACATTAATAGTCTGATCATCTGAGGCTACGACGCAAATTATATCAATAATGTTTACTCTTGGCTCAAAAGAGGTAATAACATCCTGTATGGTTCGTTTTAACATGGCACCAAGCATTGGGGATGCTGGTTCAAACAGAAGTTTTCTAATTGGGCTACCGATCTCGCTATGAAATGGACGCTCGTAGTTGCCAGTTAAGATCAAGTTTTTTAAAGCATTCTTTACAGCATCCTCATCATAGCGACGAGTAACGTCCATCGTCACGGGATTTTTCGTGAAATTTAGATCTAAGTCCGAGAATGTTCTTGTATTATTTGCCATATTCTTATTTAGGTTTATTCTATGAAGGAATTTGCAGAACCTTGAGCAATTGCATCACCACACTGTATACTATCTCCAATTCTAGCTGCTTTTTTACCTTCGATATAAGTCTTACTAGCTCCACTGCTAGGAATGCGAATATCTGTATTATGGGTAGTTATGCCACAACTATGTGCTGCAAATTTACAAGTAGAATCCACTACACCAGCCAACTTCCCATTAAAATAGGTTTTGGCCACGGGTGTAGTTATCATAGCAGTGGGCGAAAAACAACCATGTCCAGTGCTCTTATCTCCGATTGTTGATACAGCTGGCATTATCTTCCGATCCTAGTTTGGGCAATAGCATTTAATAGAGCAGTTTTTCCAATATCCCAATTAAATGTTGATACAACTGTGTATACTTGCTGAACATCTGGACCGATAAGATTTTTATCTTTGGCTGTAACAGTATAACTATATGTTACAGTTTGTACAGTTGGCGCAGTAAAAGAACAAATTTCATATGAGTTTGTTATGTCGTTAAAATTAGTAACAGTATTATATGTTTTATTTTTATTCAAATATGTAATACTACTTCCACCATGCGGTTGGGCATCATACTGCCCAGAAATGTTATTTACACCAATAACCATTAGAGCATTAGTTTTATCAGCAACGATTCCTGTGACTGAATAATCTGTTAATGGATCTGGATCAACATAAGAAAATGTTTGTGAATAGTTAGTATAAACAGGTAACTGATCCACAGTTTTTAAAGAAGTATTAGAAGGAGTCCAAGCCATATTATCCCTTTACTACTGCTCCTGGAGGGGTAATAGAATCAAGTAGAGTAAAACTACCTCTTGTATGAGTCTTATCATTAAGCATAGTAAACGCCATCTTTCTTCTGGATTCACCATAACCCATATGAACCCATACTTGATCCTGATAACGATATTCAAGAATTAGCTGATCATAAGGAAGAATCTTTTCTAGAGCGATTGCAAGTTCATAAGTCTTCCTCATTCTATCTGGTAGTAACAATGCTATGTCAATCGCAAAACCTTTACAGTGAGATGAGTTTGGCGATTCAGTTTTAATAACACCCTTCAAACGATACCCTGATGTAATCTTCCACTGTTTATTTCTTCCGCCAATACCACCTGGAAGAACTTCTAATGCTGGCTCAAGAATATTTTGACAAGTCTGAGCAAGATTACATACAATTTCTTGAACCGTATATAATCTTATTTTACCATCTGGACCTGTTAATTGCTGGTCCACCAACTTATGTTTACCGTTTAATCCACCATCCATTAGCATACCTAATGTGAAATTCTTAGACATACGGTAGTCATCAGTAAAGTTTGTTGTAGCGTAGATAATTTTACAATCAGCTGGAACTACTGTGTTTGACCCACCAGATGCTGGCGCTGGAGTTTCAGCATTTACTGCAGGTGGAGGATTGGCAACACCACTTTCTCTTGACTGTTGAGCAGACTGCGCTCTACCTTCAGGTGTTGAATAATCTTCTGGAGTTTCAGCTGCAGCGCCATCCGCCACTCTACGATCAGGTGGAATAAGTTGAGGTACTGTTGGATTTAATGGATCTCCAGCAGGTGGTGGTGTTAAAGTAAAGTCTTCAACATCTTGCGCACCCGATGCGCCATTACCAAACTGTCCTTGAGAGTAATCAGCATTTAATGTTCCACCAGCAAGGATATTCATATCTTCTGCCGATTCAATCTGAACTGATTCTGATTTAATACTTGTACCAACCCCAGCTTGGAAAAACATATTGTTGGTAGATTTCATTGTAATATTATCAGCAGCAATATCTAATTTACCAACTGCTTTTAATTGCATGTTGCCACCGACTGCAAGAGTAACATCATTTGCAGCGCCAATGTCTAGATTATTACCAACCCTAACTGTTGCATTTTGAGAAACTTCAATATTCGCATCAGTGCGACAGAAGATATTAGTATTACCATCAACTGTTAAATTACACTCACCACCAATCCAAACAAAACCATTACGCTCAGTAATCATAAAGTTGTCGCCAACAATATAATTAGTCTGTGTCCCCATTGGATCTATTTCGTGATATGTTCCTGCTCTATGGTAAGTATGGATACGTTCATATCCAGGTGTATCATCAAACTCTTGAATATGGCCAGCTTCAGATTCATAAACTTTATTATATGGATATTGTGCACCATATGACGGTAAATTTTGATCCCATGTACCTTGGTCTACTGCTTTTGGAACACCCTTACGGATTGAAGAATCTTTTTTCTGAACAATAGTACCTTCAACTAAACCACGAGCCAAACGATTCGTATCTGGTTCATTGATGTAATCCTTTAGTGGGTATTTGTTATTTGGATCTCTGAAACCAGTGTTATCTGTTCCATTTGCAACTGATGCTTCAGATGGTCCAGGTGTTGGATTACCACCATCTTTTGGTGGTTCAACTGAGGGTGGGTTAGCATCTTTTTCTACTGCTCCACCAGCATCAGTTCCATAGAAATACTCATAATATTTTAATTTTCTTGCTGCAATATCTGGTGAATTAACACCAACTGCTTTTTTTGCTGCGTAGAAATAATCAGGATGTGCATTTGGTTTAACACCAGCTGACACTCTATCTTTAATATAAAGCGCAGCAACTAATGCGGAAACATTAATATCAGCATCAAGTGAATCAGGATTATTAACAATATCAATATTTAAACCAGCTGCATTGGCAAGTTTCTGATAACGAGCGTAGTTACCTTTACCAGTCAGCTGAATGAAGCCACGACCGAAATACTTGCCACCATCAGCATCAGTCTGATTACCCAAGAAGTTTTTACCACGCTGTGTTGGACCATATACCCAACTAAAAAATTGTTCTCTGCTAACACCCTTCTTAGAAGCGTCAGAATATTTTGCCGCAGTTTCTTCAGTTGTAAATGAATAGATTTGTTTTAAACGAGCAGCACTGTAGTTATAACCTTCCAGCTGAGGAATCCATCCAGATTCACCACCAGCAATACCAAGTAAGGCGCATTTCTGCTCTTTGGTAGTTAATCCAACTTTATCACAAGCAGCAATAAGTGCTTTAATACCATCAGATGCTTTACTTGCATTTGTTGAAGACTTTGGTGGTGGTACAGTTGGAATTGAAGTATTTGTTGCATTTGCTGCTGGCGCAGCTGGAGTTGTTGCGCTTGGCGCAGCTGGAGTAGTTTGAACAGGAGTGCCATCACCACTAACAACTGGATTACCATTACTATCAGTTAAAACAGTAGATGCTTTACTTTGATTTACTGCAGCTACGTTTGTTGCTGCAGGTTTAAATGTTATGATGTTTTCGCCATAACCAGTAACTTCTTCACTAATTGTTATTTGAGTTGCTGAATCTATTGAGACAATAGTACAATTATTTGAAAGTCCAAAACCAAGGACTTTCATATTCGCAGCTAACCCATTTGTAAGGTTAGTTTTATTTGTTTCTTTATCAACAAAGGTTAGTTGTTTACCAGTAACTGGACCTTCAATAGTTCGAAGGATAATATCTTTAATCGCATATGATTGAATAGCAGTTGCGCTATCATCATCCGCAACTGGTTGTGGTGCTTGCGGAATACCACCAACAGTACCAAGCATAATTGGTTGCTGCATATCTTCATCAGCAAACATAATAATAACAGTAGTACCTTCAACTGGACCAACTGGAGTATAACCAATACCATTCATGGCTGCAGAACCAATAGGCTGAACTGGAGTTGCCCATGGTAATTGCTGAGTTGGAAGTTGTGTTTTATCGTGGGTGTGCAACCCTACAATACGAACCTGACAACGACCAAGTTCTAATGGGTCTGAACGACTTTCAACTACACCTGTATAAAACATTATTTCTTCCCATCAATATTTAATTGTAAACTATCTTTGATCAATTCCATATGGCACTCATGTCGCTCTCTAGTTACGTAATGATTAATTGCAGAGATAATGTAATAACCAGAAAACATCTTATCAACTAAATCTTGATCATCGTCTTCTTTGCTCACTGGTTGAATCTTGTTTAAAGTAACAGAAACTTTCTGACCAACAGTATAGTCAGATCTCCCTGGAACTGTAATCTCAATCTTGCTGGCTTCTGCCAACTTCATTAAAGAGATACGTTCTTGGGCATATTTGTAATTAGTGGCATCACCAAAACCACTAAAGTTAGCATTATCTCTTGGATAATTTAGTATCAATGAATTCGATCTAAAGATAGCATTGTCACCAATTAATTTATTTGGGTTCAAGTGCTTTAGTTTATCGTACTTGTCTCTTATGTTATAATTTCTAGCATTATATACCTTTCTATTCAAATCATAAGAAACTAATTTAGAAGAATACATACCGCCACGAATCTTACTCATGTAGTCATAACCAACGGGAATTGCTACTTCATCTATTCTTCTAAAATCTTCTTCTACGTTTCTAGCGTCTCCACCATTTGGTAGGGAATCTCTAGTATATCCATCTTTAGTAAATGATTGATATAATCCATTGGTATAAAGAGTATCTAGCGATATAAAATAAAACCCATATCGATTTTCAAAGAACACATAGTTGGGAACATCGTTTTTATTTACTGCGCCATCAGTGACCCATGTAATACACTTAGATGGCGACCAAAAGTTTGATATGAATTTAATTTGTTTATCTGTTGGCTCAACAAAGATTTCTTTCTTAGTTTGCAAACCATTTACATTGTCAGTAAGTAACGACTTAATAATTTCTTCTGGTGTGCCAGAATATACTTTACTAATCTTTTTATTTAAATCAATAACAGCTTCTGGTGAAATAAAGTGTAAAACATATGATACTAGTTTATCGCCAAGTAACACACGATCAGTCATCTTATAGATGTAGAACGTGCCACGTATATTTTTGTTTTCTTCTAGCGTTGGAGTTACAATCTCAATCTCAACCATCTCTTCACCAACGAATGGGAAAAGGTTTACCAAGTCAAATGATTCTCTTACTGTTAATGAACCAGATATAAATGGTGAAAATATATCCTCATAAACAGTAATGGCGATTACTTGAGCAGCAATATCCTGTCTCAAACCACCACTGGTAAATATGTCGCATTTCTCAATACTAACATCACCAGCAAATCTTAATTCTTTATCTACTGATTGCATTAGATTTCATCTTTAAAGTTTTTAAGGATAGTTGATAATAACTGTGCTGATATAATCTTAATTCTACGCTTAGATTCGTTTACTTGCGCTTCATAATTTGCATTAGTAATTGGAACTGCAGAAGGATAATCTGAAGAAACAATAATACCTTTAGCATTCTCGTAATGATGTATAGCATTTATGTTGGCGCCATACTTTTGTGTAACATATAAATCAAGTGCTGGCTGAGTTAATGGCCAATCACCAAGATAATCATAGCGTTCGTTTACAAGCATAACGATCCAATGATATTGCGCATTACCATAAATCTTTTCAGCAACTATCTCTGGCGTCTCACCCTCAACAATATCATAGTAATCATACACTGTAATATTTGCAAGGATATCTCTACGGAATCTAATATTTCGTGTGATGTCAGTAAGTATTAGTGCTTTGGTCTGTGTCTCCAAAGTAGTATATGGTGTTGATATAGTTACTGTTGGAACTGAGGTGTATCCATATCCACCCTGAGTTATAACAATTTCTGTTATAGAACCATTATTAATAACAGCAAATGCTTGAGCAGCTGATACATTACCTTGATAGGTTTCATCTGGAGCAGAGAAGATTATATCTGCAGAAACATATCCTGACCCACCATCATCAATACGAATACCAGTAATTGCTCCACCACCGATAAACGCAGTGGCTTTTGCTTGAGTTCCAGATCCTACGACTTTAGTAATATCAAAGTCATAAAGCATCTTTGGGAAATTTTTAAAATACATTATAGACCATCCTTAACTTTATCTTTAGTCAATAGAGCCAATTCACGGAATGTTAAAGTTACATCAATTTGCGTTGGTGAACCATCGGCGAATGTACTGAACATACCATTTGGTGTGTAGTTAATTGTCATATCTGTAAGAACGCAAGATGTATGACGATGTAAATTTAAATTTTCTTCGTTATCTTGATAATAGAAAATATCAAATTCAGATGGATAGATATAAACAAAGTTATTACTATCTTTAAACTCTGGATGCATATGATACTTAAATTGATCGATAATGTTACGCACGTTTTGTGCTTCATACCAGCTTCTTGGGAAGAACTTATAATCAAAACTAAATGTTCTGAAGTTTACACCTTTAAATACTTGTTCTTTCTTTGGGTTTGCTGCTAGTCCAGTAGCGACAGAATTTCCTGCTTGGTTTGGACCTTTTGATAAAGCAATATTAGTAAGAATCGCAGCTCCAGTTCCACTTACATCAGTGTTATTACCTTTATTGCTAGATCCCTTCATAACTTCCCAACCTTGTTGAACTGCACCTGCAGCCATGGCTAAAGCAGAAGTATCATCTTCACTCCATACCATACTATAAGTAACAGAAAGATTATTTGGTATATGTAAAGCAATAGCAGTTTTTAATCTTTTCTGCGAACGAGAACCTTGAGAACCAACAATTGCACCAACTGCTGCTCCAACACCACCACCAGCTATTGCTCCTTTTAATGCTGGTGGCATAGTCTTTTTACCATTTGCATCAACACCACCTTTAGTACCACCAGCAAATAAGCCACCAGCAATTCCACCTTCTACTATACCAACAACACCACCAGCAGTAGCTAATTGAGCAGCAGTTAGTCCCTGTCCAACTAAATCTCCACGATCATTTGGAGCGTAATCACCAACTGTCTGGACTCCATCTTCTTTTAGTAATTTAGACTCACTGGATACATTGATATAAAAGATAGCATAGTTACCACCATATTTACCACGAGAATCATATAAATCTGATGGATATGAATAATTTTTTATATCATACTTACCGTCTACAAATTTGTCGGCTTCTCCTCTTGGTGTATAAAGATTTGGTTTCGGAGGAGAAGCTGGTGCTGCTTGCGTTGCTGGTGTGGTATCTGCCATTTAATTTCTCTAAATAGTGGGTTATTGGCTATTCTATTACTTATTTATGTTCCATAAAAGATTGTTTAAACCTATATATCCAGAAAAATACACTGGGGACCCAACCAACATTATTATGCGATCTAGTTGGGAAACTCGTTTTGCATCTTGGTGCGATAAAAATCCAAGTATTATAAAGTGGCAATCTGAAGAAACAGTAGTTCCCTATCGTTGTCCAACAGATAATAAAATACATCGTTATTTCGTGGACTTTCAAATCCAAGTTCAACAAAAAGATGGATCATTAAAACGATATCTGGTTGAGGTAAAACCAGCTAAACAATGTATTCCACCAGAGTATCCTGGACGTCAAACCAACAAATATATTACTGAATCTATGACTTATATAAAAAACCAAGCCAAATGGAAAGCAGCAACCGAATACTGCAAAGATCGTGGTTGGGAATTTAAAATTATAACAGAAAAAGAACTTGGCTTGGTTTGACCTAAATAAAGAATATGGCTATCAAGAAACCAATTCAAGACGTTTTCGACCAGAACAAGTTCGATCTTTTAACTGCGGTAAAGAGATCTAGAGGCTGGTTTGAAAAGCAAGTAGCGTCAATGGCGCAGCAAAACATCACCCCAAATAAAGTATTAAAAGGTGAGCCAAGTCATTTGAGATCAGGTATTATTCCTGGAAACCTATACATGTATGTATACGATCCAAAGACAAAAGACGATCTTCCTTACTATGATAGATTCCCATTAGTGTTTCCTTTTAGGAAAACTCAAGATGGATTTTATGGTTTAAATATGCACTATCTATCATACGATCTACGTATTAAACTACTAGATGAATTATTAGTGTTTAAGAATAATAGTCGCTGGGATGAAACTACAAAGATTAAATACAGCTGGGCATTAATTGATGGTGTTTCTCGTTTTGCCGCAGCAAAACCATGCGTAAAACAATATTTATCTGGTCATGTAAGAAGCCAATTTAGACAAGTCTATTCAGAAGATTGGGCAACTGCTATGTTATTACCTGTCGAGAGATTTGTGGGCGCATCTAAACAACAAGTCTGGGCAGATTCCAGAAAAATTATAAGAAGAGCATAAATGGCGAACTCTCCATTAAACGATTTTATATCAAAAGTAAAGCAAGGTGGGTTGGCAAGAACCAACAGATATACGGTATTGATTCCCAGAGGTGGCGACCGAGCAAGAGACATATTATTGTTATGCGATCAAGTTCAACTACCAGGAACAAACTTTAACACTTCTGATATGAGAACTTATGGAGAAACTAGAAAAGCTCCATATGAGAGATTATATGAAGATGTAAATATGTCATTTTATGTTGATACTTCAATGACAGTAAAAAAGTTCTTTGATGATTGGATGGACTCAATACAAAGCCCAAAGACTAGAAACTTTAATTACTATAATGATTATACTTGCGATATTACAATTGAAGTGCAAGATTTAAAAAATAAATCAAGATATGGTATTAAACTATTTGAAGCATTCCCAAAAAGTATTGGTGCAATTCAAATGGATTATGCTGGTAAAGATGTGATGAAATTATCCGTAAACTTTGCTTACAAATATTATATCGTTGGTAAATATGCTACAACATACAATGAAGATAAACTTGATGGTAATTTTCATCCATATGATTTTGAAGGTGATACACCAAGTGAGTATCAGCCAATTTTTAATGATACTCCATCGGCGGTTCAAACTAAGAAAGATCCATTAAATAGTTTCATAAATCGTTTAAAGAATTTCGCTGTTGGTGCAGTTGGTTCGAAAATTGTAACAAAACTCCCTAGCATTTTAAAGAGGTAATATATGGCAGAAGAAATTAAAGAAGTTAAAAAAGATGAAGACTGGATGCAAAAAAAATGGCGTCCAGCTATGGGCTGGATGTACATGGTTGTATGTTTCTTTGATATGGTTATATTTCCAATTCTTTGGGCATTAATTCAAACTGTTCAACATCAACAATTAGTTCAGTGGAACCCTCTAACTCTACAAGGTGCTGGTTTATTTCA